TGGACAGACCAGCAGATACCCCCTGCCCGCGACCAGGACCAGCCCTCAACAGCCCAGCGAGGCACACCTACCCCAATTCATCAGTGGATCGAGGCTAAGGCCGCGCTACACGGGCGCTTGATGACCATCTCCAAGGAAATCGAGAGCCTGAAAGCGGCGCCGGGCGGCGAAAAGTCAGTAGTGGCAACCACCGACGATGAGCCCTGGGACAGCACGGCTCTCTGAGGTCGCACGGCACGTCATCGCCCCGGCCGGGATCGTTTCGACCGGCTGGCCAGCGGTGCGCGACACCTGCAAGCGGCTCGGTTGGGAGTTCGACGGCTGGCAGGACGGCGCGGGCCGACTAATCCTCGGTAAGCGGGCCGATGGCCTGTACGCCGCCGACACGATCGTGTTGTCCATCCCGCGCCAGGTCGGCAAAACCTACCTGGTGGCGTGCATCATCTTCGCGCTATGCCTGATCCACCCCGGCCTGACGGTGATCTGGACAGCGCACCGAAAGACCACGGCCGCAGAGACTTTCGAATCATTCGCAGGCATGGCGGCACGCCCCAAGGTCGATCCACACATTGAAGCGGTCCATCGCGCGCGCGGCGATGAAAAGATCATGTTCACCAACGGGTCACGAATTCTGTTCGGCGCCCGTGAATCTGGCTTCGGCCGCGGATTCTCCGACGTGGACATTCTTGTGTTCGATGAGGCGCAGATCATGACCGAGGGAACCCTCGAGGACATGGCCGCAGCGCAGAACGTGGCCGAGAACCCGCTGACGTTCATGATGGGCACACCGCCGAGGCCCAAAGACCCCGGCGAAGTGTTCACCATGCACCGCCAAGAAGCACTCGACACGCTCACCGACGAGACCGCACGCGAGACCAACGAAACGGCGTACATCGAGCTCTCCGCCGATCGGGGGTGTAACCCGATGGATCGGGCGCAGTGGCGCAAGGCCAATGCCTCGTTCCCGCATCGCACTTCCGAGCGCGCCATGTTGCGTCTGCGTAAGAAACTCAAGTCGTTGGAGTCCTGGTGCCGTGAGGCCCTGGGCATCTGGGATGAGGTCTCGGTACATCAGCCCGTGGTCACGCGCGAGGCGTGGGGCGAACTGATCGACGTAGGCCCCGGCCACCGGATTGCCCCGGACGGTATCGGAGTCGATATGTCCCACGGCCTACAGATCTCGGTCAACGCCTGCTGGATCGAAGATGAATCGGCGCACATCGAAGAGATTTGGGCCGGAACCGATGTAGCAGCGGCGACCGCCTGGACCGCCAAGGCCGCGGGCCGACGAATCGAGGTCGTGATCGATGACCTGTCGCCAGCGGCGCAGATGATCCCCGGCCTAAAGGCCCTCGGGGTCAACGTCCGGCGATCTACTGCCCGAGACATGACCAAAGGCTGCGGGCTGATAGCGAGCCGCATCAAGGCCCACACGCTCACCCATGGTGGCCAAAAGTCCGTCACGTCAGCCATTCTCAACGCCATCCGCCGAAAGATTGGTGATGCCGGTGGCTGGGGCTGGGACCGGCGCGACTCAACGGTGGTCATCCACCCGATCGTGGCCGCAACCCTGGCGCTGCTGGCCGCGACAACCAAACGTAAACCCCCAGCGGGCGACAGCTCGCGAGGACGAGAGGCGGTGGTGCTGTGAAGGTTTCAAAGATCACCCTTCCGGACTTCACGAACGATGAAAATGCCTTGCTGAATGGGCTTTTGCAGCAGCTGGCCGACTGCCAGCCGAACAACTATCTGCGCGCCTCGTACTACGACGGCAAGCGCGCCATCAAGAAGGTGGGCGAGGTAATCCCGCGTCAGTACTACAAGCTGGGGCTAGTGCTCGGATGGTCGGGCAAGGCCGTGGACGTGCTGGCCCGTCGCTGCAACCTCGACGGCTTTGTCTGGCCAGGTGCAGATCTCAATTCATTGGGTTACCAAGAGGTTTGGGACGACAACTTCTGGGGCGCCGAATCTAACAGTGCGATTATCTCGTCACTGATTCACGGTCCGGCCTTCTTGATTAACACCGAGGGTGGCGCCGGTGAGCCTAAGTCACTGATCCACGTCAAGGACGCGCTCAATGCCACCGGCGAATGGAATGCGCGTACGCGCCGTTTGAACAACCTCTTGTCAGTCATTGCGTGGGACGACGATTCGCGGCCCCGAGAACTCGCGCTTTACCTGCGAAACCGAACGGCAGTGGCCAGGAAAGACGGGCGGCGCTGGGAGGTTCAGTGGAACGAACACACGCACGGCGTGCCCGTCGAGGTATTGGTGTACAAGCCTCGGGTAGGGCGACCGCTGGGGTACTCGCGTATCTCACGGGTGGTGAGGTCGATTCACGACCGCGCGCTGCGTGAACTAATACGCACCGAGGGGCACGCGGACGTATTCAGCTATCCCGAGCTGTGGATGCTCGGCGCCGACACGTCCATATTCAAGAACCCAGACGGCTCCCTTAAGCCCTCCTGGAAGGTAATGCTCGGGCGGATCAAGGGCATCCCGGACGATGAGAAGGCGATCGACCAAAAGAACGCCCGCGCCGACATCAAACAGTTTCAGGCCGCGAGCCCACAACCACACATCGACCTACTACAACAGTGCGCCAACGAGTTCGCGGGCGAAACTGACCTGCCCGTCTCGGCACTCGGGGTGCAGGCCAAGACCAACACCACGACCGCCGACGGCTCCGACAACGCCGAAAAGCAGCTCACCGCCGAAGCCGAAGGCGCCACCGATGACTGGTCACCGGCATTTCGCCGGTCCATGATGCGCGCGTTGGCCATCAAGAATGACATGCCTGAAATCCCGGCTGCCCTGCGCTCATTGGACACCAAATGGCGTAACCCGGCCTACATTTCGCGTTCGGCGCAGGCCGATGCCGGTCTCAAACAGCTCTCGGCCATTCCGTGGCTTGCTGAGACCGAGGTGGGCTTGGAACTGCTGGGACTTTCGAGACAGGACATCGACCGCGCCCTGGCCGACCGTGACCGCGCCCAGCGCGACCGCCAGGTCACCTCACTGGTGGACAAGCTCACCGGCGCCCCGATCCCCGACCCGGCGCCGGGCACCGCCGAGCAGGCCGCACAGCAGGCGATCGGCAATGGTTCACGCGGTCTCTGAGTTCCAAGGACTACTCGCGGCCCTGAGCGCCGAGCAGGCCGCACAGCTCGCGCGGCTACTGGCACGCACCGACCGGCTCGACCAGGGCGAGCTGCTGGCATTCATCACCGACGCCTACCCCGAGACCATCGCACCGTTCCTGAGTGCCGCCGCCGTCTTAAGCGCTCAGTGGTACGACGAACAGCCGACCACCTCGACCTACACCGCCGCCCCCGCAGAACTGGCCCCCGCCGCGCAGCTGGCCGTCTCCGGGCGCTGGGCGATGCTGCAAACCACCCCATTGGACGCCCTGACCGGAAGCGCCGCCCGCGCCCTGTTCAACGCCTCACGAGACACCGTGCTCACCAACGTGATGGCAGAGCCCGGCGCACGGTGGGCACGGCACGCCTCGGCCAACGCCTGCTCGTTTTGCCGGCTCATGGCCACCAGGGGCGCCGTCTACACCTCGGAAGCCTCGGCCACCAAAGTCACTGGGCGCGGCGCGAACCTGGAACGCTCCGACCGGCGCGCGATCGCGGCCGGGCAGATGAGCAGAGACGAAGCCCTGCAACGCCGCTCGGTGTACCGCTCGCAGCGTCTCGCGGCCAAAGCGGGCAAGAACGTGGGCGACAGCCGTATCGGCGCACAGCGCGGCGCTCGTGCCCTGGGCGAGAAGTACCACGATCGGTGCCACTGCATCGCGGTCATGGTGCGCCCCGGCGACTCCTACCAGCCACCGGCCTACGTCGAGCAATGGGAACGCGACTACCTCGACGCGGTGGATGCCGCCCGCGCGGCCGGGCAGACCAAAGGCAAGTACGGCGCCATCGACCTGACCGCCGTCATCCGGCACATGGATCAAGTCCAGCGATAACCCGGCGCCACGCGCCCCATAGACCCCCTTGGCCGAAACGGCCGAGGACAACCCGAAATGGGAGACAACCGCATGTCCGAAAACACCACCCTGCCCGTACACCCGATCACCGGACTACAGGCCATTGGATTCACCCGACGCGGCCCCGTGTGGCCGATCATGGGCGCCTCCGAGCCTGCCGGGGGAACCGAAACGGAACCCAAAAGCGAGCAGGACACCGACAAGCTGCCTGATGATCATCCGCTTGTAAAGACGCTGGCAGCCAACAAGATCGAAATCAAGGAACTCAAGGCCAAGGCTGCGCGCCTCGACGAAATCGAAGAGGCGCAAAAGACCCAGGCGCAAAAGGACGCCGACCGCGTTACCAAGGCCGAGGCCGAGGCCGCAACGGTCCCGTCTCGGGTAGCCAACGCGCTCAGAGAGCACCTGGTCACTCTCCACAAGATCGATGCTGAAGACGCCGAGCTATTCCTGACCGGCGACGACCCCGAGCTGCTGCTCAAGCAGGTAGCCCGTTTCCTTGAACAAACGGACAAGCAAAGCAAATCAAACCATGTGCCTGGCGAGGGCACCAACGGCCGTGTCAAGCCCAGCAGCATGCAGGAGTTCTTGAGCGAGCTAAACGGCCAATCCAACTGACAACAAAGGAGATTGAGTAATGGCTGTACAGAGTACTGATCTACTTCTACCGACCCAGATTGCCGATGGCATCGTGGAGAAGGCAAAGACCGATTCCACGATCGCCGCGCTATCGGGCCAGGAGCCCATGCGGTTCGGCAAGGTCGAAATCATTACCTTCAACGACGACCTGACCGCCGAGTTTGTGGAGGAGTCGGGGGCCAAGGGGTCCGATGAGGCTAAGCCCGAGCACGTGACCGCCGTCCCACATAAGGCGATCGTGCAGATGCGCACCTCGGATGAGTTCAAGATCGCCGATGAGGAATACCAGCTCAAGATCCTGGGCGAGTATGAGGTCAAGTGCGCACGGGCGCTGGCGCGAGCGTTGGACCTGGGCCTGTACTACCGGACCAATCCGCGTACCGGGAACGCCTTTGCTGGATGGGACAACTACCTGAACTCCACCACCAAGCGCGTGGAGATCACCGCGACCTCTCAGCCCGATCTGGATTTCGAGGCCGCTGCCGGTCTGGTGATCGAGGATGGCTACAGCGTCAACGGGGTTGCGTTCGATCCTAAGTACGCGTGGAAGCTGTCCACGGCCCGCTTCCCCGACGGGCGCAAGAAGTTCCCCGAATTAGGTTTGGGTGCAGGTATTTCCGCGTTCGAAGGTGTGCCCGCAGCGGTGTCATCCACCGTCTCGGGCAAGGCTAAGGACGGTGATGCCACCGACAACAAGGTGCGCGCCATCCTGGGCAACTTCCGCAGCGGTATCCGGTGGGGAGTTCAGCGTGAATTCCCGTTCAAGATCCTTGAATACGGCGACCCGGACAACAAGGGCCGCGACCTGGCGGGCCACAACGAAATCCTGCTGCGCACGGAAATCATCTACGGCTGGTACGTATTCGCTGACGAGTTCGCTGTCATTGAAGATGCGGTGACCCCGTAATGCCGAGGTTCCGCAACACGGTGAGCGGGTCCGTCGTCAACATTGACGACGGGCTCGCTACCCGCCTCGTCATCACCGAGAACCCGGCCTGGGAGCCCCTGGACGAACACGCCCGCCTAGCCACGACAGAGGGGGCGGCGACACCTACGGGTGCCGAGACGGCCTCCTTGATCAACCTCGACCTGGTGGTGTCCTCGGAGACGTTTGCCGCCATCGTCCCCGACAACACCGTGGGCGCGCCCCCCGAGCCCAAGGCGCCAGCCAAGGGCAAGCCTGCGCGCAAGCCATCACCTACCGATCCCGAGGGAGCCAAGGATGCCAGCGGTACAGATCACGACCTCTGATCTGGCGCCGTTCGCCACCATCCCCGAGGACAAGGCCACCGCGATGATTGCCGACGCGATGGCCATGGCCTTGCTGGTCGCGCCGTGTCTGGATGACCCGCAGCTGACCGGCAAGAAAGCCGCAGCGGCCAAGGCGATCATTCGGGGTGCGATCCTGCGCTGGCATGAGGCCGGGTCGGGGGCTCTGTCACAAAAGCAGCAGAGCGCCGGGCCGTTCGCTCAGTCTGAAACCTACGACACCCGCCAGATACGGCGGGCGATGTACTGGCCCAGCGAAATTGAACAGCTGCAATCGATTTGCCGCGCCGACGATGACGCCTCGGGCGGTGCCTGGGGGTACGACGTGCTCGGCGCGTGCGGGCCGTCGCACTCCCCGGTGTGCACGCTGAACATGGGCGGCACCTACTGCTCATGTGGGGCGAATCTGACCGGCCACGAGCCGCTATGGGAGGCCACCAGCGATGACTAGCTTCCCGCTGCCCTTCAAATGCGAACAGCACGCGTACATCCCCGGCGCCGACAATAGCCACGGAAACCCCGATGCCCAGTGGGCCGAGCCGGTAGAGCGCGACTGTTTCTGGTGGGACCCGGATTCGACGGAAACACCGACGCCGCCGACCGCAGGAACGCGCGCCCTGGCCGACCGCTACCTGGCCGTGGACGCCGCCGTGGCGGTCGATCACCGCGACAAATTCACCGTCAACGACCAAGAGTTCACCGTCACCGGACTGGCCCAGGATTTCAACCATGGACCGTTCGGATTCTCCCCGGATCGTCTGGTCATCGAGCTGAAATGGGTGGGGTGATATGGCCGTGAAGTACACCGTCAGCTCGACGACGATCCGCAAAATGATGACCTCAGCCGGGGTGAAAGCCGAAGTGCACGAGCGGGGATTGCGGCTGGCGGCCAACGCCAACGAGGTACCCTCAACCACCACCCCGGCGCATGACGGCCTGTACTACGAAGCGGTTGAAGCATCCGATGCCAAACGCGCCCGTACCCGCGTGCAGACCACCGGCCCGCGCGCGGTCAACCATGAGGCCATCACCCAGGCCCTCCTGCGGGCGGTTTCCGATGCCCGTTGATCTGGTCGAGTTCCCCGACCTGACCGCCCTGGCTCGCGTCATCGCACTGCAAGAACTCGCCGCACGCGGGATCACGGGCATTGGCATCGGCTCGGCCGCAATGGGCGGCAAGCCACTGCCGCAGCGCTACATTCGGCTATACGCCCTGCCCGGCACCGAGCTATGCCGCCGCGTGCACAGCGTCATGATTGTCGGCCAGGTCTACGACACCAACGAAATCCGCTGTATCGCTACAGCCTCCAAGCTCGGCGCGATCCTGCGCGCCGCCCCTGAAATCGAGCTCGCAGCAGACAACCCGATCACCGAGCCATGCGAGCTGCACGGACCCTACCCATCCACCGACCCTGACCTACCGCACTATTCGCGGTATCAGGTCAATGTGCGCTGGACGGTCCAGTCCAGCATCACCGCATAACACACCAGTCCCAAGGTAAACCCTGTGCCGCAGTCGCGGACGGGGCAATTTGTCGTGCCCACTCGGGCGCACCCCAAGGAGGAAAGATAGTGGCGCACACCAATGTTCGAAACACCGGCGTTTGGGTCCCCAAGCATGCCGGTGGCGTATTCCGATACCCGCTGGGCACACCCCTGCCCACCGACCCGTGGAGCCCCCGGCCCGTCGTCCCCGGCTGGGACCCCCGCCTGGGCGGCTGCGACGACACCGGCGTTACCTGGAATATCAAGCGCGACAAGGACCCCAAGAAGGATTGGAACGGCGACAAGGTTCGCGTCGTGCAGACCGGCAAGGACGACACCTGGAAACTGAAATACATCGAGCCCAAGAACCCGCGCGTGATGGAAGAGTATTTCGGCAAGGCCAACGTGACCGTCACCGAGGCCACCACACAGCACGGAACACTGATCGCGGCGGTATCCAATTCCGATGTTCTGCCGCACTTCTCATACATCGTGGACGTGTTCGACGGCGCGGTGCGCAAGCGGCGCTGCATCCCCGATGCGCAGGTGAGCGAAAACGGTGACGAGCTGTGGCAGTCCAAAGACTGGACCGCCCTGGAGTTCACCTATGACCTGTTCCCGGATTTGGCGGGCAATACGTTCTACGACTACACCGAGTTGGACGACAAGCTGATCGAGGCCACCTACCTGGTGACGCTGGCCGGTACGCCGACCGCTGGCAGCTTCGATTTCGTGGTGGCCGGGCAGCCCGCCGAAATCGCCTACAACACCACGCAGGCCGCGTTTCAAACGGCCGTGTCCGCGCTGCCGAACGTCAAGGCCGCAACGGTCACCGGCAGTGCTGGTGGCCCCTTCACGGTCAAGGTCACCACAGCCGGTGTCGCGCCGGTGTCTGTCGATGGCACGGACCTGACCGGCGGCACGGTGTCTGTCAGCATCGCGCCGTAGCTGCCCCCTCTGGACCCCACCGGCCGCCGTTTAACACCTTGGGCGGCGGCCGGTGGTCACAGGAAAAACCAAGGTGAGACAAGGTGATGTGACATGACAAAGAGCAAGAGACTCGGCCCGCTGGATGAGTCGGGGATGCACACCGTTATCGAGACCGACGAGGCAACCCCGGAGGCCACCGAGGCCACGGACGGCCCGGCCAGTGATGCGCCGCACAAGCCGCTGCCGGGCGATGCGGAGTACGACTGGTCGGCACACTACGGTGAAGATGTCGAGTTGTACCGGCACACATTTCGCGACGGAACGGTGGTGGCGCTGCGCCCATTCGGGTCAGCGTTCTCCAAGACGCTGCTGTGGAAACTCCGTAATGCCGAGTCTGAGGCCGAGGTGCAGTTCACGGCCATCATGCGCGGCGGATGCCCTGCCGTTGATGTCGTGCTGGACCGGGTAGCTGCCGCAGCGCTCGACGCCGATGACTACGAGTACGACCCGATCGATGACCTGTTCGGGTCGTGGATGAAAGCGGGCACCAGCACCACCGAAGACGCCGATGATGGTCTGTCACTGGGAAAATCCGCGAGCTAGCCGATATCGTCTTTGAACATATCGACGCCATCGAGCGCGATCTGTTCTCAGATAATCGGGTATTTGAAGACCTCGGCTGGCGCGGCTTGTGGGCCTATGTCACCGCCGCGCCACCGGGGACCGCGATCCACCACGCCCGATCCGAGGGCATGTCGATCGAGGCCCAGCTCGGCGCCGAACTGCTCAACGAGCTTTCTGAACTGCATTGGCGTTACAACGCAGTGCATTTCGAGGGCGGATCAAAGATTGCGTTCCCAGAGCGCTTGTCGTTGCGCGAGTTGATCTATGGCCGTGAGCCGGTTGAAGAGATCGATTACGACGCGCGTATAGCCAACACCGAAGTGGACCCAAGGGTCCGCGCGATGCTGCAAGGAGGTTGATTCAGCCATGCCTGAGATAGAAACCCTCTGGATACCCCTTGCGGTCACGGGTAAGAACCTCAAACGCGACATGGAGCGCGAGGTAACCGGTGTCGGAACGCACGGCGGTAACAAGATCGCCAAAGAGATGGAGGACGCCACCGGCAAAGGCGCTAAACGTGCTGCGGCACAGATTGACCGGAGCCTGGGCCGCAGCCTGGGCGAGAGGACCGGCGCCGCACTGGGTACCGCGCTCGGTGTGGGGCTGCGTCCGGTCGTCGGGACCGTGCAGCGCCTCGGCGGCGAGGCTGGCCGCCAGTGGGTACAGAAGTTCTCCCAGCAGCTGGCCAACGCAAAGGTCAACGCCCCCAAGGTCAACGCACCGATCAACGTCGATTTACCGGGCAGCACCGGCAGCGGCGGGGGCAGTGGGCTCGCGGCGGCGGGCATGCTGGGGGCCATCACCCGCGTCGCTGGCCCCGCCGCGATCGCGCTCGGGGTCACCGGCTTGGCGTACAAGACACTCTCGGCCGGGTTCGACCGCGCGAAAAGCCTTGACGCTACCCGGTTTAAGTTGCAGGCGCTCGGCAATGACGCGGCGGCGGTCACCGCGATCATGAACGCCGCGCAGGGCTCGGTGAAGGGCACCGCGTTCTCGCTGGACGCGGCGGCCTCCACGGCGGCCACAGCGGTCGCAGCCGGGGTTAAGCCCGGCGAGGACCTGGCCAAGTACCTGGGCACGGTGGCCGACGCGGCGGCGATTGCTGGCGCTGATCTGGGCGATATGGGCCACATCTTCAACAAGGTGCAGACCTCAGGCAAGGCGATGACTGATGACCTGAACATGTTGGGCGATAGGGGATTGCCGATCTTCGCGTGGCTGCAAAAGGAATACAAGGTCACCGGCGCCGAGCTGTCCAAGATGGTGGAGAAGGGGCAAGTCGACGCCGCCACATTCCAGAAGGTCATCGCCGAGAACGTCGGCGGGGCGGCCAAGAAGATGGGCGGCACATTCGAGGGCTCGGTCAAGAACATGGGCGCCGCGCTCGGGCGCCTGGGGGAGGCGTTCATTTCCCCGTTCTTGGGCAGCGGCACCGATGCCCTCGGCCAAATCACAGTCGGCATTGACAAGGTGGCCGGGTTCATCAAGGAGCACCAGCCTGAAATCATCCGGTTCGCCGCCGCTGTCGGGACCGGGTTCACCTCCATGGCGGGCTCTATCGCGCGCGGTCTGGGCAACGGGCTGCGGTTCATCGCCCGCTTCGTGGATGGCATCAAGACCGCATCCAGCGGCATTGGCGGGTTCTTCTCAGCCTTGGGCCTGACCGGCATCGGGGATGCGTTGCAGCGCTGGGGCTCTGATCGCAGCGTCAACGACTGGCTGCGTGATGCGGCCAAGTCCGTGGATGACTTCGGGAACCGGGCCACTGCCGCCTCGGACCGGATCGCCAAGTGGGGTGAGGACACCGCCGAAACCACCAAGATCGTCAATGCTCTTGGGGCTGCGGTGCAGGAGGTGCCCGACACCCACGAAATCGTCCTGACGGACAACTCGCCCGAGCAGATCGCCAAGCTGAACGCCATCGGTTACACCGTCAAGACGATGCCGGACGGCAAGAACCTAGTTATCCGGGTCGATGACAGTGACGCCGCTGAACGTATGCGGGCGTTGCGCGCTGAACTTGAGGATTTGGTCAGCCACCCTAAGACGGTCAAGGTCACCACCGAGTTCGCGCAGAACGCGGCCAGCGCGCAGCCGGTTATCCCGACTACCTCGGCCCCGTCTGGGCCGTTCCCGTTCGCCACCAACCTGTTGCCACGCATGTTCGGGGCCATCGCCATGGCCTCTGGTGGGCTGCGGTTCATCAACAAACCGGCCTATGCCGACATCTACGCCGGGCGCGGGGCGGGCACGATTTTCGCCGAGCAAGAAACTGGCGGTGAGGCATACATTCCGCTGGCGCCGTCCAAGCGTTCCCGTAGCACCGCGATCCTGCGTGAGGTGATGCGGATATTCGGCATCAACAGCTTCGCAGGCGGTGGCATCAGTGTCGACGAACTCAAAGCCATGGCCAGCGGTATCGAGGGGCAAAGCTACGGCTGGGGTGCCCCGGCGGGGCCGAACTCGGATTGCTCGGGTACCCAATCGTGGCTTGCCAACATGATCAGTGGCGGCACCGGACGCTTCGCCACCGCCTCACAAGGCGGCGCGTTGGCGGCACGCGGGTTTCAAATGGGTGACCCGCCACCGGGTATCGCCGCGTACTGGATCGGCTGGAAAAACGGCGGGCCGGGCGGCGGGCACACCGCGGGCACCATCGTGGACCCCGAGGGCGGCAACGTCAACGTCGAGATGGGCGGCAAGCGCGGTAACGGCCAGTTCGGTGGCGGCGCGGCGGGCGCGCGTGACTTCCCGAGCCGGGCGTGGATCGCGCTGGCCGCTGGCGATAACGGGCAAACCACCGGGGGCGGCGGCGCCTCCGCGTCACAGGTGATGTCCGCGCAGTCCTCGGTGCGGCGCACCAAGGCCGCCACAGCCGCAGCGCAGAAAGACCTCGATGACGCGAACGCCGAACTGAACTCGGCTCCCGATGACAAGAAACGCGCTGCCGCTGAGAAGAAACGCGACAACGCCCAACGGCGCCTGGATTCGGCCAAAGACCGCCAGGCCGTCGCTGAACAGCGCCTCTCTGAGGTCTTGGACAAGAAGGCCAAGGGCACCAACAAGGAGGTGGGCGATGCGGGTAGCGGCATGGGACAAGGGCTCGGTGCGGGCATCATCTCCGGCCTATTCCAAGGACTGGGTATCGATGGCTCGGTGTTCTCCAACCCGATGGACTGGCCCAACGTCAAGTCCGGGATGGCGGCGCTGAACTGGGGTCTGAACTTCGCCCAAAAATGGGCCGGCGCAGGAGCCCAAGACGGCGGTAGCGGCCAGATCCCCGGCGCGGGTACCGAATTGAACTTCGGCGGCGAGGTCGCAGACGGCATGCTCGGCGGCCTGGGCTTGAGCGCACCCAAGGAGCCTGCCCCGGCAACCGCACCGGTCGGCGGCGGCGATACCTACAACCTGTCCGGTGTTTCACCAAAGGAGATCATGCCCAAACTCGAGGCGCGTTCATTCGCGGCCAATCAACGCCACCTGGGCACCAGGCGGCCATCATGAGCGCAAGTAAATGGCTCAAGTACGACCCGATCCTGGATCGCGCTGCGGCGCCGTCGTTTCAGACGTGGACCGCCGCCGACATGGGTCCGTACGCTTCGCAGCTGCAATCGGATCAAACCAAACGGGTGTACGTGTCCCCGGACGGGCAGCGCATCTACAACCTGGCGGGCGGATTCAAAGGCAACCGGGGCGTGGTGCAGGCACCGGGCATGAAGGGCGCCACCGGCGTCTCATTCGATCAGCTGTACTCATCGGGGCCGTGGATGCTCGGTGAAGAGCCTGAGCGCACCGACTACCGCAAGCGGGTCTTGAACCTTGCGCTGCATTTCGCCCCGCACATCAACGCCGTGTCGAAACTGCGCTACCCGGACACCGGTATAGCGCTAGAACAGATTCAGGCCCAATGGTGGCGGGACTGGCCCGAAGACGTTGATCTGCCCATGGGTTTCATGGGCGAGTTCACCCGCTACGACGGCTGGCACTGGATACGGGTCCGCAACGGTGAACCCAATTTCGATACCGTCGAGATTGACCCGCGCGCGTACGGAAACTATTACGCCACAGCGTCCATGACGATTCACTGCCCGTTCCCGTTCTACTCCAAGCGGGCATTGACCCGCGAGTGGCGCAATGACGCGGCCAACGCCGTGATCAACGGGCGCAACCACGGCATCTTGCGGCTACCCAACAAAGGCGACTACGAGCAATGGCCCAAGTTCATTGTCGAGGGTGCCGGAAAGGTGTCGATTCAGGACGGCATGACCGACCGCATGGTGGACATCGAAATCTTCCCCTCGGACGGCATGGTGCTCGTGGACACCGACCCGTCGGCGCGAACCCTTACCTCCGAACATGATCCGATCGACAACGCGTTGTGGAAACTGATCCGCAACAGCGACATCCTTGACTTCATCCTCGGGGACATCACCAACGCCCGTGCCGGTGTCCCGATCGGGCGCCGCGTGCCAGGCGGGGTTGGGTTCATGTCCCCGATCCCCTCGGAAACGATGGCCAATATCAAAGTGACGCACACTAATCCGGCAGGCATGATCACCATGGTCATGTCGCAGTGGTACCGGCGCGGGGTGGCCTGATGTCCGACTCATGGCTTGACGTATGGGCCGACAATGCAAAGGTTCGGCGCGTCATCACCGCGCCCACCGATCCGATCACCAAGTACCGGCTGTTGGACGGTCGGCGCGAGATATGGCGCCGCGCAGCCAAACAGCCGCCACTGCTGCGGGTCCTGGATAAGCAGCTCAAGTATCTGGGCACGCTGCGCGGGCAGGTCCGTGAAGGCGATTGGGAACGGCTCAGTGATGACACCGGTGTCGGCAAGATCCGGGTACGCCGCGATGACTGGCTGGCCGACCTCATGGCCCGTGGCACCCGCTACACCGAGGACCTGCACCTGGCAATCGACCTCAACCCCAACATCCGGTCCTGGAGAACCCGTCTCGGGTACCGGATTCAATCGGTGGTCGCGGTCAAAGATGAGGACGGCACCCATTGGGTTGACCTGGAACTGATTTCGCTGCGCGAGCACGCCAAACACATCGCCCTCATTCCGACACCCATCTCAGCCCCAGAGTTTCAGCCCCTCAAGGCGTGGGTGTGGTTGCAGAACTTCCGCTCGGGCATGGCGTTCACCACGTTCTTGAACCTGCTGCGCACGTTCTGGCCGTTCCTGGCGCTGCCGACCTCATGGGCCGACCCGGTGCACTGGCTGACCACCCGCGCCGGGAACCTCTCACCGCTGCATTGGCCGATCCAAGTCCAATTCGTCAACCCGGTCTTGGACACCTCGCGCATTGTGCCGATCGCCGCGAAAGCGCAAATGCTGCACGATATTCACGCCCCGCTCGGCGAAGACACCGGCGTGGTCTTGATGGACTATCTCTGGCTCGAAGAGGACGACACCAGCCCGCACCCCGAACTCGCCGCACTCGTAGGCGAGAAACTGGCCCGGCCCACCCGCAACTGCATCGTGCTCGCCTTTGAGCAGAAGGACGGGATTGTCGGCCCCACCGGAACGGCATTCGACGGCGCCCTGAACGCTGTCGGCGCCATCCTGGATGACACCATCACCGAGGTCATCTTGCCCCTCGACCAGGACGGCGACGGCCTGACCGATCCGTTCTTTCGGCGCCTGCTCGGCGTGGCACCCGAGAAACCCTCGCTGGTGTGGAGGGACTGCAAGCACTCGGGCATCATCACCAGCGCCCACCGCATGCAGCGCGGCACCGCCCGCACCGTCTGGACCGGATCTCACAGCCCGACAATCCTTAACCAGGCCATCACGTTCGGAATCCGTTACGCCCTAGCACAATTGGAACAGGTGATCCCCTATCCGGGCTCCGCGTATCAACAGCCGGGCACCTCCGGGCTGGACAACATCTACCAAGGCCAGCTAGACGACATCTTCTTCGCCTGGCAAAAGTGGACGAATCCTAAAGTGGCGCTGTGGCTTAACGACTACGCCCTGATCGATCACGTCGAGCCAGGCAACGGTATCGCCTGGGTGGTCTCCAGTGCGTTGACGATCCGCCAGGGCATGAGTAAGACCATGCCCAAGGTCGCGTTCACCATGACCACCCGCGACGGACACCCCCACGTGTACGGATTCGACTACCTGGTGGGCGATCGCGGCATGTGGGAAGTCGATTCCATCTACTACGTCAACAACATTCGCGGCATGAAGTGGTCCGTGACCGACAAGACCCCGATGACACATAGCCTCACCATCGGCAAGGCCCGCGACCATGACCCGTTCGAGGCGGGCATGAAAGCGCTCGCGGACGGCTGGAACGCCATCGGCTCACTCATCGGCGGCGCCGCGATCGCGGCCTAACCCACCACATCCAACACCCACCCCCGGCGCCAGCTGCGGGGCTATTCGCCATACCCGAAGGAGGCACCCATGCACGCAGCACAAGGAAATCCCGCCTCGGTGGTCATCGACCACGAGCGCGGTGTCATCGAGATAGACGGCCAGTCGGTGCCGTACTACGTGTCCGAGGGCGGGCCGACCACTGAGCCAATCGACGCCCGCTCGGGCGAGACGCTGGTGACGTTCCAATGCTTCGTGGTCGCACAGAACGTGCAGATCATCGGCAAGCCCCGCCAAGGCGGCGCCGACGCATGAGCGAACCCAAGCCCAAAGACCCTAAGGCGCGTGAACTGCTCGACGCCGCCGCCCGCATCACCGACGCGCTGGCGTTCGCGCGCGGCCCACGCGGTGAGGTGCTGTACCTGACCGACGACCAGCGGGTCTGCTTCGCCTTCCACCTGGCCCGCACAGGGGGCGATATCTACCCGGACAAAGCGATCATCAAGCGCCGCGCCCTGCCCGATCGTCCGGGGCAGCTCACGGGAGTTATCGACTGGGTGCCCCTCGATTGGGAAGAGGACCCCGAGGCCCCCGAACCCATCTCAGCGGTCGGGCCAGTCCCGGTGCCGCCCGAGCTGCCCGATTTCGACGCCATGACGCCATGGCACACCAACACACGTATTGAAGGAGATTGGACGTGACCACACCGCTGCCGGGTGCCCCCATACACCTCATGGACTGGCTCAACACCATGCACGTGTTCGGTGTCGTCTCCGACGGCGAGGTGCCCGGCCTGCGCACCTGCACATTCGAGGGCGTCAACGAAGACATCGTGGCCACCGTCCCCGTACTCAAGGGCGATCCGGGCGAGCCCGGTTTGCCGTCGCCGGTCGTGGATCTGCATATCGATCCCACCATCACCACCCCGACACAGCTGCCCACCGATCTTGGCCTGGACGACAAGGGTAAAACGTGGTGGATCGGGGATCTGCTCTATGTGTGGATGGGTACCGAATACATCACGCGCCCAGCCGGATACGCCGGACGCCCCGGCCCCACACCAAAGATGTCGTTCAGTATCGAACTGATCGCGCCAGGGGAAACCAGCGTCGTGATCCCCTCGGGCACCGATCTCAACCCGCACCTGCATTTCAAGATCGCAGCCCCGCGCGGTATCCCTGGACCCGCCGCCGCGATCCGGGACGCGCTGGACTACAACAACATCCTGCCGCCCACAGACGGGCAGGTCCCGACCTGGGACAGCCAGCAAGGCAAGTGGAAGCCCGAGAGTTTCGTCGGCAAGCGCAGCGGCGCATTCTCGATCCCCGAGGCTGCGTTCACCAACGTCACCAACATCATCAACGGGCGCATCACGATCCTGTCATATCAGCTGCCGGTGCAAGACTTTCCGGTCAAGGTCGCTGCCACAGGCAAATTCAAGGCGTTCGGTGTTGATCTGAACATCTTGGACCCGTTCAAGATTGGTGCCGAGGTGCGTCTTGGTGACCCGATGAACGGGCAGATCATCGGGCGCGGCAAGGGCACCGTGGCCCAGGAAACCACCGTGACCCCGCACTACTCGACCCCCGGTGAGCCCACGGTAGCCATGACGATGGACAACGAGATAGCCCTGATCAACGCCGGGCAGCAGGCCACCTTGACCGCGAACCTGGTCAACGACGGCCTGATCGGCATGTACGCGTTCAACCGCCAGGACGCCCAACTGTTCGTGCAGTGGTGGGAAGTTTAATGGCCTACACACGCGAGCTGAAAACAGTTGTGCCCGTGCTGGCGGCCGAGCACACACCGGCCGATGACGAGACGCTGGTGTGGCTGGTGCGTGAGAGTTTCGAACGTGAAGCCGCTAGTGAGCATCTGATGCTCACGGAGTGGTGCGACTGCGGAGACCTGGACCCCGCCGAGGTGTCACCGCAGACCGAACGCGAGGTGTTGAAACGCCCGGCCACCGATTACCGCTGGCGCATGTTCACCGGCACCGCAACGAGGTTGGTCAATGCCAGCATCGATTGACCTGGGGTCGTACCCGGCGATCACCCACCATCCGGCCCAGCGCCTTGACCCCACGCTGCCCCGGCTGCCGCAGTTCGACCCGCAGCAAGTCTTTGAGCAGTGGGCGCAACTGCTCAAGCAGATGACCGGGATCGACCTGTCTAGCCCAGAAGCGTTGTTTACCAGCATTATTGGCAAACTTCAGGAAATTCTCGGGCCGATCTTCGGGGGTATCAATCTCACGGGCGGGCTCACCCCGGAACAAATCTGGGCCGCGACGATCGCGAACCCGATCAAGTCGCTGACCGGTGTTGATCTGTCCTCGCCTGCGGCGCTGGTGGCCTCCATCATTCATCTGATCACGGGCGGCAACAAGTTCCCTGGCGTGCTGGCTATCTCGCGTATCGCCAACGTGATTCAAGACCTGCTCGATGGCGCCGGGGATTTCCTGACCGCCGACAGCGTGACCGATAACCCGTACTGGGACTGGGATTCAGTGATGCCCGGTTTCGTCTCGGGCGGGTCGATCCGGGCGACCGCGAACGGCACGCAACAGGTGATGCGTTCGGAGCCTTTCGAGGTCTTCGGCGGCCAAACGCTGGAGCTGCGGTCAGCGGCGCAATGGACCGGGGCCAGCGCTACTGCTGGATCGAACCCGGTTAAGGTCGGGTTCACCCCGTTCGACGCGGCGGGCAATCCGCTGGCCGATGTCATTCGCGGCGCGCTGCAACCCTCCGGTGATCATGGTTGGCAATGGGTTCCGGTTCAAGAGAAGTGGCCGGTACCTGCTGGCGTCAAGTACGTCTCGCAGCTGCTCATGCTCGATAGCGGCGCGACTGCGGGCACGTTCTGGTTCTCCAACGCCTCGGCGTGGGCGTCCAACCTGCTGGACCTTCGGTTGGTCAAAGACCTGCGCGAAATGGTCGATGCTGTTGGGGGAGCAGTCAATTCAGGCGTGCACGACATTGAAGAGCGCTTGCAGGCGATCACCGCTGACGGCAAGATCACCGCGACCGAGATTGTCGGCCTGATTCAGCAGGCTCAAGTCTCGGGTTTGGTGATCATCCAAACGGTTCTCAATCAGATCCGCGATGTTGTCAACGGCAACGTGGTCACGCCCATCAACAATATCGTGCAGGACTTCATCGCATGGTTTGGCCTGAATCAGAACAAGACTCAGAAGCTCACCAGCGGTGGCCACTTGAGCACATCCGATGTCGTCGGCACGTTCGACATGAGCCGGGTCAACGATCTTGTCGATAACCTCGGCAACATCCTGTCCGGGGTCAAGGACGGCGCCGACGGCGTGGGCACCGGCACCACGGGCGCCATTGGGGACCGCATCAATCAGGCCAAGGACTCGCTACTGGCGCTGCTGGGCCTGTCGCAAGACGCCCTCAAAAGCGCTATCGCCGCACAAACCACCCTGCAAGAGCAGGAGACCGAGCAGAACACCGGCGACGGCAACAGCTACAGTTTCGTGTTCTCCGGGGCAGACGGGGCCGCGCTGAATGCGACCGATTGGACCACCGGCCCCAACCCCGGCGATATCACCATCAGGGGCGACTCGGGATATGCGGGCGTCAAGAACGGCAACCCTGACGGGTACTACTTCGCCAGCCCCAACTACACCTATGCCAGCGACGGACAGTCGGCCTCGTTCGTGCTCGGCAACACCCAAAACGGAAACTACTACTCCGGGGTGTTCATTCGCTGCAACGCCGATCGCACCACCGGCGCCTACTGCCTGGCCAAAGAGGGCGAGGTCCGCGTCGGCAAGTTCACCCGCTCGGGCACCAGCTGGACGTTCGCCACACCGATGACCTTTCAAGGCGGGCTGTCATCGGTCAAACAGGGCGCCCGTATCGAAATCCGTTGCAGCGGCAACAACTTCTTTGTCCGCGTGAACGGCAAGCCGGTCACCTCAGCGACCGATGTCGCGGGCACCATCGCCGCCGGGCCGGACTATCGATACGCCATGTTCTGTGTTCAGCGGGCAACGTCGTGGTTCACCTACGACTCCTACCGCATCGCAGCATTCGCCATGTCCGATTACAGCCCCTCGGGAGGTAGTGCCACCTTGTCGAACGCGTGGAGCCTAACCCGCTCGTCCACATCGGGTTTCACCTATACCGACCCCATCACCTCAGCGGGCCTGCTACCGGCGTCGTTTTTCACCTTCACCGATTACGCCAATGGCGTCACCATCACCGACCTTGGCCGGGGCGCGGTGACCGTGGACCAAGCTGGGCTCTACAAGCTGGCCGCCACGTGTCGCCCATACTCGGCCAAAGGTCCGGTCACCCCGCATTGGTGCCTGTACCGCAACGATGTTCAGGTCACCGGAGCCATCGGCCCCGGCGCCGAATTCGAGATCCTGCTCAACGCGGGCGACAAGATTCAACCCGCCCTGATCGTCGTCGATTACGACGTGCGCTCCAACGGCTCCACCGGCTCGGAAACCGTTGTCTCGCGCACCATCACCCAAGTATTCGGCGTGGCGTCCTTCACCGGCCGAAAACTCATCTGACACCACAGGAGAACTCACCCATGACCACACCGCAAGCACCCACCGCAGAGGACACCGAGGCTCTGATAGACCCCCCGGCGCCCTCACCCACCCCGGATCCACCCGCGCCAGAACTGTCGCAGGAACCGCCCACAGCGCCGCAACCGCAGACGGTGCAAACACCCGAGCCGGGCACCACATTCACCATGCCCGAGCTACCCGGAATCACCTTTACGGTAGTCCGCGGTGGCCTCAACGACGAGGGTAAAACCAACCCCGCCAACTGGATTGCAATCACCGGCGCCGACGACGACGGAAACATGGTCTTCCGGGCGGGGTTCGCAGGCCCCTAAATGCCCTGGTCTACAGACCCGAGCATCGCCCCTGGCCGCTCGGGCGGTAAGTGGTACCCGAACCCGCACGTACCGGCACCGGCGCCAGCTGGCCGGTGGCACGCGGTAATCGGACTCGATAGCGCACTGGCGGTGATGTGCGTCGGGCACGTCGAGCTAGTAGCCCTGCAAGCCCTCGGCGTGGTGCTGTCGGTGCACGCCGATCGCGCGCTGGCATTGACGGCGGTCTACCAGCTGGCGACTAAGCGGCCTGTGTTGGTGACCCGCGATCTGCAACTACAGGCCACGTTCCAACAGGACCTCGCCCTGGCGCTGACCATGGAGCGGGCACTGTTCCTGGCCAAAGTGATCGGCGCGGACCTCAGTAGCGCACTGGAGATGACCGGCACCATCGGCTTGCAACGGGTGGCCGCGATCGATCTGACGCGCAACCTCACCGCGCCCCGCTCGATCAGTTTCGACAAGCTGCTGCCCGTTGGCCTCACACGCACCGTGGCGATGTCCTCGGCCCTGGTGACCGAACGCGTCGCCAAGATCGACGCCGCCCTGTCGGTAACCACGGCGCGGGCATGCAGCCTCGGTTATCCGCCAGGCGGGCTGCCCACGCTGGCCACCTACACCACGGCCGGGGCGTTCACCCACAACATCGTGCGCAACGCCGACTACATGGACTGCGTTGGATGCGGCGCCGGGGGCGGCGGGGGCGGCGGTGACGGCGGTCTAGGCAGCACAGGACAAGGCGGACGCAAGGGCGTATGGAACAACGCCACCGTCGCCCGCAACATCGATCTGCCTGGATCGGCGCTGACGATCACCGGCACCGTGGGCGCGCCGGGAACTGCGGGCGCCAAAGAGAAAGACGGCGGGTCGGGCGGTGACACCACGTTCTTGGTCAACGGAATCACCACAACGTGTGCCGGTGGGGCAGGCGGTAAAGGCGCCTACGCGGGAAACGGCCTGAACCAGCCCGGCGAGGCTGCGGGCAACACCACCGTCAATGGACAGCCCTACGGCGGCGGCGCGCAGGCGGGCACCAACACCAACGGCAACTCACCTGGAGGCGGCGGCGGCCCCGGCTCGGGCGGCGCTTTCGGCTTCGCCAACCCCGGCCGCGTCGGCGGAACGGGCATAGCACATATCCGGTCGTATCAATAGAAAGGGAAATCTACTATGGCATGGGGCATTTCGGCCTACCTGGCCAACAAACTGCTCGATCACATCTGCCGCAACGTGGCCTACACGCCACCGGCGACGGTGTACGCCAAGATGCACACCGGCGATCCCGGCGCGGCCGGAACGGCGAACGCGTCCTCGGTGCCCACCCGCTACGCCTGCGCGTTCAACGCGGCGGCATCCGGGTCGATCACCCAATCCAATACCCCCGAACACACCCTCGGCGCCACGGAAACCATTGCAGGCGTCTCATTCTGGGATACCCCCGGACCTACGGGCGGCAACTTTCTGTGGTCTTCCCAGGCGACCGCGAGCAAGTCGGGGGCTAGCGGAGACATCATCCGCATCAACAGTGACTCACTGACCCTCGCCCCGTTGGCCACGACATGATGCGCCGCCAGCTGCTCGGCGTGGGCGCCCTGTGTCTTGCCCTGTTCGCCGCCGCGTTCCGCCTCGGCTGGTGGGCCTCCGACCAGCTGTCCTCCTACGCCCAAGAGATCGACCCCCGCATTGAAAGGTTGTACACACGATGAAATGGCCACGCAAACAAGCTGATTGGCTCATCAACTACATCGCTGACCGGTTCTACGATCGACTGCGCGACCGCCTCCTGGAGGACCTGGCACCTTGGGCCGGCAAGGGCCTGCGCGGCGATACCTACAACCTGTCCGTCAAGACGCTGCTCGATTTCCTCGGGGGACCGGAGTGAAGTACTGGCCCCTGGATGCTGGCCGCATCGTCACCTCACCGTTCGGCCCCCGCGACGGCGGCATGCACACCGGGACAGACTTCGGGTTCGTCGGCGGTTCCGGTGGCCGTGCGGTGTACGCCGTGCAGTCAGGCACGGTGATCTATGCCGGTGCCGCCCAAGGCTACGGCGGGCCTGACCCGGCAGGCTGGCTGGTCATCGATTCCGACGATCAGCAAGGCGGCGGCGTATTCGAGTACGGGCACATAGTGCGCGAGGTCGGCGCAGGGGCGAAAGTCGTAGCCGGGCAGCGCATTGGCCGGATCAATCCCGACTCATCCACCAACGGCGGTGTGGCCCCGCACCTGCACCTGTCCTACATGCCCCGCGAGTACAACCCCGCCCGCAAGCAAGACCCCTTACCCGTCCTGGCCGGTGCCGCCGAGCCCTGCCAGCCCACCCAACCATCAGGAGGCAACGCTGTGACCATCTTCGGAATCGACATCAGCAACAACAACGGAACCGTCGATATCGACCAAGTGAAAGCCGAGGGATTCCAATTCGTTTGGGCCAAGGTTTCCGAGGGCGCCACCTTCCGGGACGTGTTCTGGCCACGTACCCGCGATTGGTGCCGCCAAGTTGGCCTGGCCCTGGCCGGATACCACTACATCCGCGAGGGCGACGCGAACGCCCAGGCTGACAACTTCGTGGCACAGCTCGGGGACAAGTCCATCCCGGCCATGCTCGATTTCGAGGACGGCTCAGGCGGTATCGACAACTTCTGGGCCGTCAAGAACGCCATTGAGGCACGCGGGGTCCGCGTGGCCCTGTCGTACATCCCGCGCTGGTACTGGGAGAAAATCGGCAAGCCCGACCTGTCCAGGGTGCCGGGCCTCATTCAGTCGTCGTACGTCAACGGGACCGCCTACGCCTCGGTGCTCTACCCCGGCGATGACAGCCCACGGTGGGCCGCGTTCGGCGGCAAGACACCCGACATTTTGCAGTTCACCGACAAGGCGCTGGTCGCAGGTAAGAGCTTGGACGCCAACGCATTCCGTGGAACACTGGCTCAGCTCAAGGCGCTACTGGGAGCCCAGCCCGAAACGCCGGGCGCCCCGGACTATGAACGCGAGATTTGGGACCAGCTGCGCCTGCGCTGGGAAATGCTCGGCTGGCAGACCCTCATCGAGGCATTCGCGGAAGTCCGCGACAAGGTGCTGGGTACCAGCGACCACGGCAAAACCGGAGTGCGGCCATGACCCGGCATGCGCTGCTGTGTTTCCGGGGCACCGGGGGTGAATGGGGCCGGGACTACACATCACGCGTCGCTCAAGCCTGCTCGGCGCTCGTGGAAGAGATTGATGTCGATGCCCCTGCGACCATGGGCGCCGCGCCCGTGGGAGCTGCCACAGACCCTCTGGCGCCCAGCGGATTCGAATGCGTACACGCCATGGTCGAATGGGCGGTCACATGGGTGCGGAACAACCCCACCCGGACCTTTGGCGTCGCCGCCTACAGCCTCGGCGCGATCGGGGCCGTGGTCTTCGCCCAAGAGTTCAGGCCGGGCGGTCGGCTGCAACGCTACCGGCCAAATTTCCTATTCGGTGTCACGTTCGGCAACCCGGCCCGCGCCCGTGGCCACACGTTCTACATGGGTGAAGACCCTGGCGGGGAAGGCATCTCCGATATCCGGCTACCCGAAGGCATGTTCGGCGCCGAATGGGCCGACCTCGTGCAGACCGGCGACCTTTACGGCAACGTGCTCGGAAATCCGTTGGTGGTCAAGGTGTGCCGTGACGCCTACGCGCTCGTGATGACTCAACAGCTCCACGACCCGCTGCGGCTCGTATTCGACATGCTGCCCCTGATCCTGCGGATCGTGGCCGATTCGGTGAACATGCCCCTGTCTATCCCCGGCACCATCACCTCAGGATTCCTGGGCCTAATCGCCGCGTTCCTGCCGTATCTGCCGGTGGACAACGACAAGACCGCTGCAGCGATCGGGGCCGCAGTACAGGGCATCGGGTTCGCCCTCGCGCAACCTCCCACTGCGCCGCACATCACCTACGAGTTCGCCGAAGTATGGCCCGGAATGACCTACTTCGATTTGGCTGTGCAGCACGTAAACGACTGGGCGGCACGCACTCCCGCGTCCGCTTAACCAACACATCACTACTGAAAGGATCACAAATGCCCAACCCCGTACCCCAAAACGACACCACACGATTGGTGGTCTACGCGGCCCTGTTCATCACGATCTTCTCCGGCACCGTCACGCTGGTTGCCTTCGGCAAAATGAGCACCGATGATGCACTGCAATGGATCATCTCGGGCGCCGGGCTCATAGGCACTGGCCTGGCCAGCCTGAAGATGGCACAGGATCGTAACGGCGGCAGCGGGTCGGCCCAGTGATCCTGCCACCTATACCGCTCGCCGAATGGCCCCCATTGCCTCCGCTGGCCCGCGACGGATGGGAGCTGGCCACCTGGATTGTCATCGCACTGGTCGTACTTGTACTCGGGATATACCGTAAGGATCTTCGCGCTGTGCTCCACCAGGTCAAGAACAGCCATGAGACCAACCTCCGCGACGACGTGGACGGCGTTGGAGACCGACTCAACGACGTACTCGACCGGCTCGAAGAGTTCGGCCGCGACCTACGCGGAATGCGCTCCGATATCGGCGGCCTACGCGGCGAACTGAGGGAAGAACGTAAGGACCGCTTAGCATTCGAGCACCAGGTAACAGAGAAGCTGCGCGACGCCAACTAGCCGACCGAAAAACGCCCCTGCTCAAATCCACTGAGCAGGGGCGTTTTTCGGCATTCCTAAGCCCTGTCGGCTTGGCATGACGGCACAACATGATCGTTGGTGATCGCGTGCAGGTACCAGACGTTCTTGTCTTGTGCCAGCTCAAATGTCGCCTCCGATGCTGCAGGGGCTTGGATTTGAGGGTCGTTGATTGTCCGCTGCGTGACGGACGTGTACGTGTAGCAGATGACCAGTGTTGCGGTGGACGCATTCAACGCAATCGCGGATGTGGCGGCGAGATTCAAGGGGCCGGTTGGGTAGCTTTCGGCCTCGTCGGTTTCTTTGTTGCGGCCCACCGTTCCCAGTGAGCGCACATCTTCAAAGAGTGCATTCCATGCCGTCCCGTCCAGCTGTGGATCAACGATAGCCACGTACCGACGGTAGCTGGGACTGCCCTGCCCCGGTGCTCGGTAGCCTTCCACGGCTGGCCATATGTCCTTGGTGAACCTGGTGACTACCCCGTCTGTGTCGGGTGTGGAAATGGTGGACGTGCTCGCGGCGGGCGTTGTCTCGGGCGCGTTCGTTGCGGTGCAGCCCGCCACCATCGCAACCAACAGCAGCGAGGCGAAAAGCCTTGTGGGTTTCACGGATTGAGCCTCAGCACATCGGTTATCCGCCCATCCCTGTTTGCATTGTCGATGCGCACCGGGACCCCCGAGTAGGGCGCGTCGAGCATGAAGCCATTGCCGACATAGATGCCGGTGTGCTCGGTACCGCCATTGAAGAAGACGAGAATATCGCCCACTTGAGCCTTGGAGCTGATCTGGGCAGACGGGATCTGTACTGCGTCAGGCACTTTGGTCAAGTGTTTGCTTATGTCAATGCGATCGGTCCCCGAACCGAGCTCCTTGCCGTCTGGCCTCTCGAATACGTCAACACCCGCGCCCTGCTGGAACGAGTAGCGAACCAAACCGCCGCAATCGAATCCAGTTCGATTCCAGTCCTGATGCTCGTCGGCGCCACCGCCGTTGTCCCCGTGGCCCTTTGACGGTCCATTCACATCGGTGTTGCCACCCCACGCGTAGGACACGCCTTGCGAGCGGCCAGCGGCCCCGATAGCGCGCAATGACTTATCGCTGACGGCTTCCGGCTTCGGTAAGGCCATGGGGGCACCGATGGCCCGTTGCGTGCCGTCCGCGTTCTTGCCCGATAGGTAGTCTTTCCATGCCTGGTCACGCGCCGGGCCGGGGCCAACGCTTTGGTCGTACCCGGGCGGGTTATCAGCCATGGGGATCGTCTTGCCGGGGATCATGGTCGGCTTGGCCCCGTTGGGGTAAGGGGGGTTTCCATCGGCGCCGCCGATCGGACCGGAGGCGAGGATCGACGGGTCGGAGGGCTTGGGATCAAGCGGGCCGACGTGTGGACCATCGGCCACCCCGCCGCCAGGTGTGGTGATCGCTTTGAGTGCGTCGGCAATCTCGGCGTCAACCGCATCGGCCTTGCGTAGCAGCGCTTTCATTTGGTCTTCAAGCTGTTGCTTGGTGGCAACGCTCTGCATATCACCGAGGGGAACACCGCTCGTGTTGATCGAGCCGTCGTTATTGAGCTTCCAGTGCACCAGCTCGCCACTTTCGTTGTAGCTGCCGTTGCCGACGATGGTGGCCTTCAAATAGCGGTACTTGGACTTGATACCCAGAACCTCGTCGTAGAGGGGCCGCAGCTTGTCGGCGACAGCCTTGGCCTGATGCCCTTGTTCATCGACATCGACACGCACCTTGCCGTGATAGCGGTGCCACGCATCTGCCGTCAGCCCACCCCAGCTGGACAGGTTGGCCTGCACTCCCTCGAGGGTGTCGCCGAGCTTCACATGCGATTTGTGAATGCCATCCATGGTGCCGATGACGTTCTCCAGCCCTTGAGCGTCCCAATGCTCGATATCGTCGCACTCAGCCATCTACCGGCCCTGCCCGTACTGGTCAGCGTTCAGGTCATCCATCGCAACCACCTGACCGGTGAACTCCTGCATCCCCACACCATGCTCGGTCAACTGGTGGTGCAGCACTCGCGCTCGGTCGGTCAACGCCGCGTGCGCCGACTCCAGCGCCCCTTTGGACTGACCCCACATCTGCGACACCGCGGACTCAAGGGCTCCATGGTGGCCGTCCTGCTCAGCCTTGGATTGCTCCACCGCGTCGAGCAGCCGATTGGACTCGCGCATCATCGGGTCCGGGTGAAGCTCAAACGAGTACGACATATTTGCCCCCTGCGGTAGCTGTTGGGGGCAATATACGTGCGCAACCGGGTGGCCGCTACCCCTTGAAAGGCGAATCGTCATGTTGCCAAGACGGTCGCCACCCGATTCTGGCTGCCCTCGATCCGGCGACGGCACCGCTCTCGGGTGTGGCGCGACATCTTCGGTCACGTAGTACTTTGCGGCTTGCCCGGCCAACGCGCATCCGCTCGTCCTCGCTGGTCGGGGGCGGGCCGCGCCTGCGTGCGCTGGCTGCTAATGAGCAGGTCAGCGGTCCGATTCCGCTAGGTGGCTCGTCGTTACGCCGCGTCGCTGTCGGCCAACATGAAGGACGGCACCAGCGCCGAGCTGGTGGGCAGTCGTAGACGTTCGATGCCCTCGGCTCGGCGTGCGTTCTTGACCTGGGTGTAGATCTGGGTCGATTGCATGCTGGCGTGCCGTAGTAGCTCCTGGGCGGTGCGCAGGTCTACGCCTTCCTCGATTAGCGCAGTGCCGTACCAGTGGCGCAGGCGGTGGCCAGCACCCGCGACGCCCGCGCGGTCGAACACCTTGCCAAGGGTGTGACTGACCGATTCGCGGCGCACGTGGCCACCCTTCTTGCTCGGAAACCAGTACCCCTTGCGTGGCATCTGGTAGGCGATTTCAACCACCAGCGGATGTAGAGGCATCACCTTCGCCGCCCCGCCCTTGCCAGTCACCTCGACCGTGCGCGCGATCAAGTCGAAATGCTCGCCCTTGACCTTGGCGATTTCATGCACCCGGAAGCCTTGGAGCGTGGCGAGCAGCGCCATCGCGCGAGTTCGTTTCCACATCCGTACACGCAAGATGCGGCCAAGTTCTTCGTCGGTGACCGGTCGCGGCTCGCTCTTGGGACGGCGAGGCGAGGGGATATGAACCATCGGATTGTCGAGACGGTGCCCCTGCGTCTGCAACCACGTGAACCACGCACGCAACGCGCTGTGGTATGTCCATCGGGTTCGCGGTGACCAGCCCTCGTCGCTGTCGGAGCCTTCGGCTAGCCATCTGACGATATGCTCAAGCGTTGCGAGTTCTGGCGATACACCGCACCACTGGGCCATCCGACGCACAGTCCAAGCGCGCTCGGTGACAGTGCGAACCGACAACGATTGTGCGTATTGCCATGTCGCCCAAAGGTTTAGTAGTGCGCTGTGGTTTGAATGAAGGTTAAGCAT